CAGGGAGGAAAATCTGGTGGGGGAGGTTCAGGTAATGGAGGAATATCTGGCTGCTCTGTTTCAGGTAAGGGCGGTGGCTCATTATTGACAGGTACTTCTTCTGTAATGACAAGATTCTCAGGTGTATAGTCAAGAGGAACAAAACTAGGAAATGGTACATCGCACGTTGTATATACGCCATTTGGATCTTCTAATAATAAATTACGATTATTAGTATTTTTTATATCACGATGTTGATAGGTACAACCAGGAACATCAATATCTGGTGGTTTTGCTATCTGTAAATAATGTGGATTATAAGGCTCTGGAACATCTGGAACGTATATCTCAGGAATATAAATATCAGGTATGTCAATCGTAGGCATCTCTAGGAAGGTAAACTTCTACAAAAGAATTACATTTAGGACAAGAAAGATTAGTTACCATACTATATTCTCCAGACATCACTGGATAGTCTTCTCCATCCATATCGTGATCACCACCCCAGATTAGTTCAGTTTCGCAATGCCAACAATTCATTTGATAATTGGCATTGATGGACCAGTAACTTTAGGTAAACCATTATCTAATATTTTAGGCATCATTCCTTGTACATTACCTAATATTTCGTTCATAACTTTAGATTTGAATTGTTCTGAAGTTACATACTTGTAACCAAAGTACGCTCCACCACTCATAGAAGCTACCATTACAAATGAGACGATACTCAATACGTTAGCAATTTTTTGAAACATGATTAAAGAAGCCCTCCTAAAAGCTTGTATGCCAATTACTTTGATGACTTTGGCTTTGATTCTTGGGTTAGCTCCACTGTACCTGTTGGCTGGGATTCTTGTTCGATCTTCCTCAACAACATCTCCTTCGCCTGTATCCCACCCTCAATCATTAAAATAGTTTTTGTTTCTTCTTCTAAAACTTTTTGTGCTTGATTTCTAGTTTCAACGTGTTTTGCCAGTTCTTCTTTCCATTGAACTAATTGTTTTTCAATAATTGCTTTCATAATTAAACAATAGTAAGAGTTTCCCCTGATCCTACAGTAACAGTAACACCACTGTTTATTGTTATAGGACCAGCAGACATAGCGTTCTTGCCGTTAGTAATAGTATAGTCAGTTGTTACATTCTGACCATTTTCGTAGAAAATTTCATCAGATCCACCACCTGTAGCTCCAGCCGATATTCCTGTTAGATTCGATCCATCAACAGCAGGAAGTGTGGAGGGAAAACGTGCGTCAGGTAATGTTCCAGAATTTAAGTTTGAAGCACTGCCAGCAGTAAAACCACCAGATGTTCCAGTTGTATTCTGGTTTCCAGCAGTATTTACACCAGGAAGATTTATATTTCCTGTTCCGTCAAACGATACCCCACCAATGTTTCGTGCAGTTTCAAGAGCCGTTGCAGTAGCAGCATTTCCTGTAGTGTCCTGATTCAACGTGCCAACAACAAAATCTATAGTGCCATCGCCATCTTGGTATGTTACTGTTATGCCTGTCTCAGTATTACCTGTAAGCATACCTCCGACAATATCTTGGACTTGCTCATTAGTCAGAGTTGCAGTTATGTAGCCAGCACCATTGGTAATTGCATTATTGTTCAAAGAAATATTTGCTGTGCCATCAAACGAAACTCCTGCAATAGTTCTGGCAGTTTCCAAAGCTGTAGCTGTAGCAGCGTTCCCAGTTGTATCTTGATTAAGTGTTGCGACTCTTGCAGCAGCCACAGTTCCAGAGGCAATATTACTTCCGTTTAGATCTGTAAGTGCTGACCCGTTAAGTGCTGGCAAAGTAGAGGGAAATCTTGCATCAGGTATAGTTCCTTCTCCTAAATCGTTTGCATCAAGTGAAGCATATTCTGCTTGACCTATAGCAGTCGAACCCGATCCAGAAATACTTTTTATTTTCAAATATTTATCAGCAGCAATCTGATTATCTGGAAAAATTAATGTATAGGATTGTCCTGCACTATGAGCAGGTGAAGCTAATTTTATTCCATGACTTTGTGCAGAGCAGTTAAGTTGTAATTTACCATCATTACCTCCAGCACCTCTTACCTCAACAACTCCAGTACCATCTGGCTCAAGTTTAATATTTCCATTACTGGTTGCTGTAGTTATCTTGCTTGATTGAACATCTAAATCACCCCCAAGTTGAGGTGAAGTATCGCTGACAAGATCTGCTATATAACCAGCGCCATTAGTAATAGCATTGTTATTAAGTGAGATATTTCCCGATCCATCGAAGCTGACTCCAGCTATTGTTCTTGCTGTAGTTAAAGTATCTGCCGATCCAGCTACTATACCAATCGCAGATCCTCCATCGTTTTTACTAAATAATTTACAATTACTGGTTCGTATTGCTATTTCTCCGACTGCAAGATCACTAGCACCTGGATCGCTACCGCTTGCTCTTTTTAATTTAATTGTGTTTGCCATTGTTCGACCTCCTGATGATTAGATTTTAGTATGTTCCTCCATCTATATCAAAACTAGAGGCACTTTCATCTTCTAAGAATGTAACTAGATCAGATAATGCAACCTGTTTCATAGTTCCAGCATCATTCATTACTAAACGATCTGCTGCTGCCAAAGTAGTAGATGTTGCAGCAGTATCACCATCTATGACGTTCAATTCTGAAGTCGATACTGTCGCTCCATCGAGAATAGCTACTTCAGTTGAAGTTAAGGCAGCTAAAGCAGCAGAAGCACCAGATTGACAACCAGATAAATTAGCTAAATCTGCATCATAGGCTTGAACATTAGTTCCGATAGCAAGTCCTAAAGCTGTTCTAGCTGCACTTGCACTTGTAGCACCCGTTCCACCATCGCCAATCGCAAGTGTTCCTGTTATAGAACTAGCAGCTAAATCAACAGCTAATTCAGTCGATTCAATAACTAAACCACCATTTGCTTTGAGGTCAACACTTAATTCATTACCAGATTTATCTAATCCATCTCCAGCAGTTACGTTACCGCTTGAAGAAAATGTACTATATGCAAGGTTATTAGTTCCTACAACAGCAGATCCTTTATTACTCGTACATACAAAACCAATATCAGCATTAACAGATCCTTGTTCAACAAAAGTAAACATTCCAGATGCGTCTGCACCAGTAGCTAAATCATCAGCCCTAGCTGGTGTAGAACCGACAATATAAATACCATTTTGAGTTTGAGTGGTTTGATCTTTTACTAAAACTCTATTTCCATCTGCAAGAGTAACTCCGTCCAAAGTGTCTCCATTATTTAAAGCGGTTGCAATCGTAATATTTGCAGTTGTAGCTGCAACACAACTATCTTTAACATCTAAACCCTCACTGACAGAATCTACATATCCTTTAGTTGCAAAATGAGCATCAGCAGTGGGTGTAACCCCAGAAACAGTGCTTGTTGCACTAGCTAATTGGTCAAGTCTATTTGTTCTGACTTGTGTATCGAAATCACTGATCTTTGATGCTGTTAGCGTTGGAATATCTGCGACTACAAGTGACCTAAATGTAGGAGCAGCGTCACTACCTGTTGTTGGTCCTGATAATACTAAATTAGCTGCTCTTACTGTTGCTTTATCAAAAAATGCTCCTTTACCACCAATAGCAATAATACTTGTAGCTGAACCTCCCGATCCTCCTGTGCCCGTACCATAGACTAAAACTTCATCGCCTTCTCTGAAAGCAACTTCAGCATTTTCTAATGACGTTGGGTTTGACGATCCAGTAGATCTTTTTATTCTTATCGTGTTAGCCATCAAAAATTCCCTCCATCTACGAGTGTAAGTTTAGTTGTTGTAGTATCTGCTTTAAAGTTACCAGATGTGGAGTCATAATACAGTACTGATCCATCAACTTTTGCAGAAACGTCAAAAGTTAGACCACTAATAGATCCTGATGGACCTTGTGGGCCTTGTGTTGTGATCTCAACTGTAGTTACATCAGAAACCTGTGAAACTACAACTTGATTAGGATTGCTCATGCTGTGTAACCCTCACTTATAAATAGTTTACCTTCTAAATAATAGTTTTTGCTACCACCTGGTTCTGTTAATAATACGTCATAAAACAAAATACTTGGAGTAAAAGTAGCTGTTTGTGTATCTGTAAGAGAAATATCTACAATTCCATTGGTTCTATCTGTATAAGCCACTGTCCAATCCGCATATTTTGTGGAGCGTGATTCATCATAAACTTGTGCAGCCACAGTATATCCAGTTAAATTTATTGCCGATCCAGTAGAATCTTTAAATGTCAATTTAATAGGAAAGTCTGCTCTCCTATCAACAGTAAAATTTTTTTTTCCAGGAATTATTGCCATTATGCACTTATCTCATAAAGAGTTATAGATGAGAAAGATGGAGTTGCATAAAGTTGATTTTCACTAGCATTTGTTTTATTTAGCGAAAATCCTTGTGAACTATTACTTGTTTTGCCCTGTGCCTTGTAAGTAATGGCTGATGTAGTAGCTGGACTATCTAAATATTGAACTGTACAAGAGTTAGTAGAGTGCTGAGTAGTTCTTATCAACCACCATGCACCATCTTCTTGGTTTCCATGCCCACTTTCAGCTACACCACCAGCACCAGAAATAGCAGACCCATCTCTTACAATCCTACCTATAAAAGAGTGATTTGCTTCTTTACTGATAGCAATACTGCAAACAATTAAAACTTTATTACTGTTAGATGATGGTGTGATTGTTGCTGTTACTCCAGTTAAATCTGTATAACTTGTGGCTGTGCTTGTCATATGAGTGTTGGTATCTACATGAACACACTGAATAATTCCACCATTAGAACCACTTGGTAGACCACCTGCAGGAACGATTGAATTGACTTTAAGTTGGCTCATTGTGCTATCTCCATAACTGAAATACAGGAAATACCCCTGTAATCTGTGTTGTTCCAAATATTTATATACATAGTTCCGCTTATAGTTCTCCAATAAGGGCTGTAAGTTCTTGCAGTTGTATTACCTGCTGTTTCAATAGTTTGAATCAAAGTTGTTCCCATGAAATTTGCATTTGTATAAACAGTGGCGTGTCCATCGTCATTAGCAGATTCAAAGTTTGTAGGACTGTTAAAAATGCTTCCGTCTTTTCTCATCTGAAATATTCCAACAGAGGAGTTACTGGACATGGTGCAGTATAAATTTGCTTGAACTAGCAACTTACTTGTAGAAAACAACGGTGTAATAGCACATCTTAAGTCTGTAGCTATTTCTCCAAAAGAATTACTATTTACACTTGCAGCATCTAATTTTTGAGCAGTGACGATTTGTAATACCCTTGATAAATTATTACCAGAAGTATCTTGAAGTGCATTAACTTTTAATGTACTCATGGCTTAGGATATTTAGCTTTTACAGCAGCAACGTGATCCTTCCAAGTAGTCGTACCATTTACAGCATCTTTATATTGCATATCCAACTGGTCGCCTATAGAAGCATAAATAGTGTCTGTCGTACCAGCTTCGCCTGTTCTCTGACGCTGATAAAGAGTCGCAGTAGCTTCATTGTTTAACGTGGTTCGTGCAGCATCTATAAGGGATTGATCTAAAGTTACAGAATTACCGCTTGCGTCATAAGCACCCGTTGAATCATCAACAGTAACTACTGTTCCAGCGTATGCTTTGTAAATCGCTTCGTGATCTAAGGCCATAATCAGTTTTTAATTAGATTATACACGGAAGTAATCATGCTGACACCTCCATTACTGTTATTGAAGAGGCTACTCTTGGAGTATCATCATCATCTGAATCATCAGATGTTCTATTAACGAGTGTGTTTCTACCATTATTTCCTTGAATTTGTACTTTATATGTTGTTGCGCTTGTTGTACTCGGTGAGTCTAAAAACACAGCTTGTCTGTCTTGAATAATGTCATAACCAGCATTACCAGATTGTCTCGAAGTACCAAAAGATGCTTGAGTTCGATTACTAGCTGCATCACCTACATAAATCGCAGTGCTACCTCTTACTAATCTCCCTGCAAAAGCAGCATCTTCGTGACCAGCACCTACTTTTATATCAAGAATAATGAAAATTTTACTTGATGAAGAAGTTGGAGTAATAGATACAGACAGTCCAGTTACATCTGTATAAGATTGTGAACTTGTGGAAAAAGTGTCTGTTTTAGTTGTCTGTTTCATTTGAATTATTCCACCACCACCGCCTGTTGGTACTCCTGATACTGGTATTATGCTGTTGACTTTTAATTGGCTCATAATTTAAACGACTGTCCAGGTTTCACCAGCACCAACTGTAACTGTTACCCCTGATTGTATAGTAATTGGACCAAAGCTGCCAGCATTTTGTCCATTAGTAATAGTATAACTCTGTGTAACTGTTTGGTCGTTTTCCCAAAAAATATTGTCACTTCCAGCACCTTGAGCACCTGCTCCAGCAGCAGCCCAACTTAGCGTTCCAGAGGCATCAGATACCAGGGCATATCCAGAAACAGCAGCATCGGTAGCTGGCAAAGTCCATACAACATTAGAAGAAACTGTAGCTGGTGCTTGAAATCCTACATAATTACTACTATCAGCATCAGCAAAACGTAAATCATTTTGTGCTTGGAGCGTAAGCCCATTCGCATCCATTATTAATCTTTCTGTACCACCTGACGAAAATCCCATTACATTTGCAGATTTTCTAAATAGTCCAGTATCTTCATCCCCATCAAAACTTAATGCTGGAGTTGAGGCACTACTTGAATCATCAAGTTCTAAAACTCCTGTCATTGTGCCACCTGATCTTGATAACAACCCTAAATTAGCTTGATCTATACTTCCTACTGTTGTAAAACTACTTCCTGATCCTCTTATTTTTAACGTATTGCTATCGCTTCTTAAAAACCACATTCCTGCAACACATTGAGAATCTGCTAAATCTGAACCATTTGAATTACTAGATTGCAACGCTTTTAAACAAGCTTGTATATCAAGCCTTACAGATTGACCAGAGGCATTATCAATAGTGAAATCAGTTACATTACTCATAATTAATTACTTCTTTTTTCCATGTTAACCTCCTTTACCAAAACCAACAGCACTGTAGGTAAAGTTCCTATCAATACTAGCACCACTTGAATTTTTAAAGTGAACTATAAATTGAGTTCCACTAATATTGCTATCAAGTAACTCATAAAAGTCTCCTGTCGCCATATTTTGGGGGGAGATACTAACAGAGGGTTTTGGAATACCAGTAATACTAGATGTACCAACAAAGAAAGGTGCTGCAAAAGTAACTGTCTTTGCTCCTGCTCCAGATGCAATAACAGTAGATTGTTCAGTCCTTGATGGCATTGTTGCTGTATAACCTAATTCCTGAATAAGAATATTTTGTGCAGGATCAGTGGTTTCTAATGTTGCCCTAAATTGAAATGCCCTACCTTTGAAAGTACCATTTGCAACTTCATTAAAAGATGTGTAAGTAGGTGAACTACTTGGATTATCGGTTGTAGTTCTTACTGCTAATTTTGCGTTTACTCTATCAGCTACATCACCATCCCAAGTAGGCCAAGTATCAACAAGTCCTGTTTTGCTATCAAACAAGGCAGAAGGATAAAAACCAGCACTTTGAAAATGTCTTTTTAAGACAAGTGAGAATGTGCCTTCTAAATCTAAAGTAGCTCCAAAATCATAAGTTCCCGTAGCTTTTGTTGCTGGACTTGTGATTCCAATATTTGTTAATATTAATCCTCCTCTACTAGAACTATATTCAGTATTATTAAATAAACTAGATGTAGTGTTATTAAATGGAGGAGTATCGGTATCTTCTCTGTCAGTTTTAACAGTAATCGAATCTAAAATATCAACTAAAGATAAACTTACACTTGTTGCATTTACACTAAATCTACCTCCATCATCTTGAAATTTTAGAAGATAAGTCCCTGCTAATGCTGGACAGATTACTTCATTAGTAGCTCCTGCTACTGCTGGAATTATATCTACAGCAGATTCAAAAGTTGCTCCTGATCCCGTTTGATTTGAGTGTCTTACAAAAACTCTTCCTCCATGCAAAACATCAAGAGCAACTGATTGTGTAAATCTAAGCCTTATAAATTGTTCATTTATTGGCTCGATTGTCAGGTCAGCAACATCTTCTGGAGGATCTATTTTACCGTCAGTAGATATTGACCCACTTAAAGGACTTGTTGATAATTTACCTCCTCCATTATATGAATAAACTTCAACATCATATTTGCCTTTTTTTGTATCCATAATTTCAAAGTCATTACCAAAAACGACTTGAGTTATAAAATTGTCTTTTATATTATCTTCCGCAACAAAACGATAATTTAATTGATATTGACTAGCTCCCTGTGGTTTTTCAAAAACTTGAAGATTACCGCTACTATCTGTAATGTTAAAAGTTTCAGAAGGTTCTTTCCAACTGATAATTAATTTTGTTCTAGCAACACCATTTATAACAACAGTTTTTTCTGTTCCAACTAAATTACTAGGAGGAACAAGAGGATCATTTAAAACAGATATTTTTCTCTCTGGTAAAGCTACATTGTTTTCAATAAAATTATATTTACCTTCGACATAAGTTAAAGCAGTAATACCATAATTTACATCATTTTCCTCTGTAACTTGAATTACTCTGTATAACTGAGTTTTATTTGTCGTACTTGAAATAACATAAGGAGAGTTTGTGGCTGGTACTGATGAAAACGTTGATTGAGTTGTTTCATTGCCTTCGCTATCTGTTTTTATAACACTATTTACAGTAAGTACTGATCCTGAAATATCACTTATTGAACCTACCTCTACCGTTCCATCTGAAAGGATTGCAGCAATCGTTGGATTATCATTTAATGCAGGTAAAGTTGTATCTGCCACAGCATCTATAGTAATTGTGGTATTAGTCGCAGATACAATTCGACCACCTCTTCTTTCTCCCGATCTAACAGGATCAGCTATTTCAATAACAGATCCAGGTCTTACTAATAAACCAGAATCTATAGAAGTTGTAAAAGTAACTGTTTCACTTTCATTTTGTTCTGCAAATAATATTGCTTTTCCAAGTCTTGCAGCTTGATTACGAGAAGTACAAGCAAATGCTTTTACTTGTTTTACTATCGTTCCGAGTTTTGATATTGCTGTTGCATCTTCTACTACTTCAAAGTCTACTTCTTTTGTATCCATATTAAAGTAACTTACAGAAACAACAGAATGTCGTTGCTTTAAACTACTTCCTTGATAAGTAAAACCTGCTTCTCCTACATTAGATAAACTAAATAAATAACTTGGTGCTGTTGGTTTATCTTGTGACATAGTAATAGTACCAGCAGACCATATAGGCATACATCTCATAACACCAGCTAATTCATTTATGGCAGCAAAAGCTTCTTTAGGACTTTGAATATTTACGTTACAACTAAATCTTGCTTCTTTTGTACCTGCACCTGTTCCATCATCCACTAATTCATTTGCAAATTTAGATGCAGCGAAAAAACTAAACAAGTCAAGATTAGAAAAAGTTGTAGCATCACTTGTTTGATCTGGAGCGATATGATCTCCTAGCCCATAGCGTTTGGTAGTAAGAAGATCAAGAAGTATCATCGCAGGGCATGAGCACCATTTTGCTGCTTGCATCGTTCCAGCGAATACATAATTATCTGGGTAAATAATTCTTCCTGTATTTATGTCAACCGTTGGAGTGCCAGAACTATTTGCACCTGCTCCAGGAATCCTTACTTTAATCCCTCTAACTTTATATGTTCTTTTGGGTACTGCATTAAAAGTTTTACTATCTAACCTAAGTGCTACATAAGCACTATCTGGATATGTAGAAGAACTATCTATTACTTCTTGAATAAAAGGAAAAGTAAATTCATCTCTTAAAAAACCAGCAGGGTCAGCATCAGCAGTAATTCTTTCAACTTTGATGTTAACAGGAAAACTAAGAGCAGTTCCATTAGAATCAACCATTTCAAGTCTATGATCTCTTGAATAAGAATCAGCAGTTCTTCCAGAAACAGAAGTGTTTATTCTTTCTACATAACTACCTCCACTTGCTTGTACAGAAATTTTATATTCAACAGTAGATCCATGAATATTACCTTCATCATCGGATCTTTGAATTTGTGCCCAAGTTAAAGTAACAATAACAGCATCACAAGCTGTATCAACTTGTTTTATAACAGCAGCACTTGTAGTTACAGTTGCACTACTAACAGCTTGTGGGCTTCTTGTTTCAGAGGGTAATCCCAAAAGTTTAGTCTGATTACTTTCTCCAAAACGTGTTTTAAAAGTAACATCTTGAAAATTAAAATCAGATGTAGCAGGACTTGAATTATTTGCTCCTGCATTTAAAACAGGAGTATCATTTAGAAATACATCTTTTAATGCAGCGTTATTATATTCAGTAGATGTTCGATCAGTAATACCAGCTTTTGATGGACTTGAAAATCCTTCTATTTCTCCTTCAGATATTAAATCTTGAACAGTAGCAAATTGTCTACTATGTAAAGTATCAGGAGCACGATATGGTTTTGGTGGGGGTGGTGGACCACCTGCTCCTCGTATAAGTTTCTTTTTGTCTGTCATCCTTCTACTTGATTAGTGTCAATAGCAGCAGAAATTACAACTGAACCTGTCATAATTTCACCATACACTATAGGTATAGGTGTGCCAGCCCTTGATGTGTTTTGAAGGCCACTAAAACTAAATGATAATTTAGGGTCTTCTTCTGAATCAAAACCATTATCTTTTGGTAAAGGAAATAATAAATCACTAACACCACTCAATACTAAAGATGCACCTATCGCAAATAATCCTTTTTGAATAAGACCGACTTTAGCAAGTCCTTTAGAAAAAGCAACACCCATTCCTGCGGAAGTTCCAAAAGAAAGGAATGACAGTCCAATAAGTCCAGCACCTAATAATATTTTTCCAAAATTACCGCCAGCACCAGTTATAGCTGGCACAAAATGTATATTTTGTTCTCCTATAGGATTATGAATCTCAGTTTCATCAATATCATAATCTCCAACTTTTACTTGATAATACTTAGGACTCATATATGTTTCTAGTTGAGGAAAATTATTTATTAAAAAACTTACAGCATTACCTACACTATGAACTTCAACTTCAAATTCTTTATGACCAACAAACTTGGCTAACTCTCCATAAAGTTTTATCTTACGCAACATACCGATACCTCTTTCCTGTACATTTTAACAACCATTCAGAGTAAGGCTCTCTACAAGATAGTCTATCGGTTAAATGATGAATAACATCTCCCTGAAAAAATAATGCTACATGATTTAAAGTTGGATACATAATACTCATTAACAAAACATCTCCATTTTCAAGTTTTTCATCAGGTCTTAATTCTCTAAAATTAGTTCGCCAAGCACAATCTTCAAACATAGGTTTATCATTAAACTCTTGAGGGGTTAAAGGTCTTTCCCAATCTCTGAGTTCTATATTTTTTTCTTCTTTATACCAATCTCTTACAAGACTCCAACAATCAGTTATACCCCATACCCATTGTCTTCCTAGTAGTGGAGGTTTATAACCAGATGGTTCCAAATACGACCATTGTTCTGTTCTTGGGTTAACAATATACCAGGGTAAATTACTGTCTTCACAACTAACTTTATCTGCCTGACTAGGTATTGGAGGATTTACAGGATGGCTATGAAATATAGCTGTGATTTCGCCTGTATTATCTGCTTTAATATAATCTTCTGGATCTAAAATAAAACATTGATGATCTGTTATAGCAAGATTTCGACAAGGGTGATATTTTAATTTACCTCTAATATTTAAAACAATTCCTACTGCTTCTTTAGGATCTTGGTCTTTTGCATGAACCAACGCATCATCTTGCCAATTCATTGTGTAAACGTACCAATACTAGGAAATAAAGAACGAGTGGCTTGACGTTTAGGAATTCTCACTCCAGCAAGATCTGTAGGTGCAGCAAGTTCAAATTCAACAATCTCTCTAGTTTCTGTTGCTTTACGATCTATTGAATATATTTCTTTTGGAAATTCTGCGGAGGGATCTGCTGTAGCATTTATTCCATCGGCAAAATTATCAGCATCAATAAATTTAGCCAATGTTCTTATTCTAATTACTTTAGCTCCAGTTAAATCATTACCTGTTGTTATTTTATTTGCTTCATTTAATAAAGAAGAAATCAATCCTTTTGCATTACTTATAACTAGCTTTGGACGAGGTAATTGTCCTCTTTGAAAAGCAAATCCTGTTGCTTGTACTGGGTATCTAAAATATTCTTGTCCTTTCCATTTTATTTTGCCATTTGCATCTAAATTACTTCCTGCATGAAAGTAATATATTGTACTTAAACCATGCAAAGTTGAATCTAAATGAAGTTGAAATAGTTCAATAATTGCTGATGGATTTAAAGATTGAATATCTGCAAATGTACTACTAAAAGAGACATACCTAACATTATTATCATAAACAGTTTGACCTACAACACTAGCCCAATTTGGTTCACTAGATCCTGTAGTTCCTCCTGTAGTAACTTTAAAAAATAAACCATGATTAGCAGATGTTGGTGCGACTATTGCACCTACAGATAAACTTGCACTAGCAGACCAAACAGTTGTCATTACACAGCAGGTTCAAATACTTGTCTAAAAGTTGCCTGAATAGTAGCCCTATTTTTGTATGGTATTGATTTAGTCCAGTTTTCGCAAACAAATTTAAAATTTGAAGCAGTTTCTCCAGGTAAGTAATCCGCAGGAAAGTCAAAACTATTAGTATCATTTGCTCTGGCATCCAAAAAAGCTTCTATTGTATCTGCTTCTGTTTCTGATACGTTATAAGTAAAACTAAAAATTTTTGGATTTTGATGTTGAGCTAATCCAAATAAAACTCTATGTTCATACCCATCAGCAAAACGAACTGTTCTAGTAAATGGTGCAGATCTTTTTTGTTGTCCGTATGTAGGTTTTATTGAAGGAAAGGTAGCCATTATGCAAGTAATCCTCCTGGTCTTTGTTGCTGTATTATTTCAGATTGTACAGCAGCAGAAATAAGAAGGCCAAGTTCTCTTGCTTCTTCTTGATCTCCTTCAACAGCAGAACCAGAAGCATCTACATTTACAACTATATTTGTTGAGCCACCCATGCCACCTAAATCATGGTTCGGAATTATAGTTCCTGCACTGTTAGGAACAAAAAGTTCTGGCCCTCTTTCTCCTACGATTGAAGGCTTTCCTACAGGAGGTTTACCACCATTTGCAAAAAATCCTCCGATTCCAGGAATTGATCGTAAAAAAGAAGTCACACCAAAATCAATTAATTGTCTTTGAATTGAGCTAAATACACTACGAGCTACATCACCAAGAGTCTTAGTTCCGTTTATCGCACCTTCGATTGCATCAACAAGACCTGATTGAACTGTGCTTGCAATGCCCTGATATAAACTATTTACACGTTCAAGTTCTTGCTGTAAACGCAAAGCATTTTCAAATTGATCTCTTTCTTGTTTATTTATTTCTTTATCAAATTCAAGAGCTTTTCTATCAAATTCTCTAAGTTTTTCTTGAATTTCAGCTTCTCTTGTTCCTAAAGTAAGAGATTCATTTAAGAAAAGATTTTTGTCTGTAACAGATTTAGTTATTCCCCTATATTGTTCTTCCCTTAACTTTTCCAAATCTAAATTTTTTTCATTTTCTTTTTGTGTTTGCATTAATGCAAGTATTTGCTGGTTAATTCTTTCTTTTACATTTCTATTTTTTGTTTTATCTCTTTTTGCTATTAAATCCTGTATCTCAGTATTATCACTTGTT